GCGGCGCCCGGGTGTCATCCGACGGTGCAATGCGCTTGGCAGCGGTCTATGCCTGCGTGCGCATCCTTTCAGAAACCCTGGCCTCGTTGCCGCTGGTGGTCTACCGCCCCAGAGCAGACGGCGGCAAAGACCGCATCAAAGACCATTGGGTGTACCGCCTGCTGTGTCACCGGCCCAATCGCTACCAGAACCCTTTTGAGTGGCGCGAGATGCTGCAGGGGCATCTGGCGCTGCGGGGCAATGCCTACAACCAGATCATCGCCAACCCCAGGGGTGAGATCACCGAGCTCATTCCGATCCACCCCGATCGCATTCGCGTGGAGATCCTGCCCTCGGGCGAGTACCGCTACCGGGTAACCGATCGGGTGGGACAGCAAATCACGCTGCCGAGGGGCCAGGTCTGGCACCTCAAGGGCCTGTCTTCCGATGGCCTGATGGGCTTGAGCCCGATCGAGCTGGCTCGCGAGAGCTTGGGGATGGCGCTGGCTGCGCAGGACTATGGCGCCCGGTTCTTTGCCAATGACGCGAAGCCCACTGGAGGTTGGATTGAGTTTCCAGGGTCGTTCAAGGACGCCGAGGCCAAGCGGGTGTTCCGGGAGTCTTACCAGGCCGCACAGTCTGGCGCCAACCGCGGCAAGGTCCTGGTGCTCGAGAACGGCATGAAGTTCCATGAAGTGGGGGTGACCAACAAGGACGCGCAGTTCCTGGAGTTGCGCAAGTTTCAGATCACCGATATCGCCCGGCTGTTCCGGGTGCCGCCGCACATGATCGCGGACCTGGATCGGGCCACCTTTTCCAATATCGAGCAACAAAGCCTCGAGTTCGTCATGCACACCATGACGCCCTGGGCAGAGCGTTGGGAGGCATCGATCGAGTCCGATCTGCTGCTGGACGGCGATGAGCTCGAGGTGGAGTTTGATTTCGCCAACCTCATGCGCGGGGACGCTGCCAGTCGGTCGGCCTACTACCAAAGCGGCATCCAAAACGGCTGGCTGACCCGCAACGAGGCTCGTATCGCCGAGAACCTGAACCCGATCGAAGGTCTGAACGAGCCCCTAAGACCGCTGAACATGGTCCAGGAGGGAGCGGCCGAGGAGCAAGACGAAGCGCTCGAGCAGTCACTCGAGGAGGACGAAGAGGAGTCCGGTCAAGACCAAGACCCGGACGAAGTGGCTCCAGTTGCTCGATTTCGGGCACTGGTGGCGTGCGCCGCCGACCGCTGGGCCCGTCGACTGAGCCGAGCCGGCGTCATTGAGGACAAGGACATCGCGCTGGTGGCTCAGGCGCTGGCGGTGCCCGAGTCGGAGGCGCAGCTGTGGGCCCAAGAACAGCAGGACCTGGAGGAGTCCAGCCTGCGCCTGTCACTGATCAAGCTGGGAATGAATCCATGAACCACCAACTTCTCGTTGCCGAGTTTCTCGCAACCCCTTGGGCTCTGATGCCCGAGCGGCTTCACGCCCTGGCCGGCGTCGTCATGCGCTGGTCAGCAGGGGCCGCTGTGCCCCCCGAGGCCATGACCCGAATTCAAGCCGATCGCGAGGCTCGCCAGGCGCGACGACAGGCTACAGCTGCCCAGTCAACCGGATCGATCGCCGTGCTGCCCCTGTATGGCGTGATCACCCAGCGCGGCAACATGGTGGACGATGTCTCCGGTCCCGGCAGCACCAGCACCCAGCAATTCGCCGCTGCCTTGCGCACCCTGCTGGCCGACGACAGCGTCAGCCAGATCCTGATCGACATCGATAGCCCGGGTGGAAGCGTCTATGGCGTGGCCGAGCTTGCCGATGAAATCCAAAGCGCCAGGGCTCAAAAGCCGGTGGTGGCCATCGCCAATTCTCTGGCCGCATCTGCGGCCTACTGGATCGGCTGTGCCGCGTCGGAGTTCTATGTGACCCCGGGCGGCGAGGTCGGCTCGATCGGCGTGTGGCAGGCGCACCAGGACTTCAGCAAAGCGCTGGAAGAGGCCGGCGTGAAGACAACCCTCATCTCGGCGGGCAAGTACAAGGTCGAAGGCAACCCCTACAGCGCTCTGGACGAAGAGGCTCAAGCCTTCATGCAGTCGCGGGTGGATGACTACTACGCCGCCTTCACCAAGGCCGTGGCCAAAGGGCGGGGCGTGCCCATCAGCCAGGTTCGCGATGGCATGGGCCTGGGCCGCGTGCTGGGGGCTGACTCGGCCGTTCAGCAGGGCATGGTGGACGATGTGGCCACCTTCGATCAGGTCTTGAGCCGCATGCGGCGAGCGGCCAAGTCCACCGTAACGGCTTCGCCATCGCGGCTGCAGCGCGCCAAGCAATCACTGGCGCTCCTCTAAAACAAATCCCACCGGGCGCTCCGTTGAGAAGCCCGCCACCAACCGCGGCCCGTTGGCCGTGATCGTTCTTCTCTTCAACCCCCCGGCCGCGCTGGATACCCGCCGCGCGGCTTTTTCATTTCTGGAGGAATCATGAGTAAACAACTGCGCGAGCTCCAAGCTCGCAAGACGGCATTTGTCAAAGAAGCCCGTGCCCTGACGGACATCGCAGCCGAACAGCAGCGAGACCTAAACGAGGATGAGTCCCAGGTATTTGACTCACTCAAAGCCAAGATTGAGGCGGCCTCAGCGGCCATCGATCGAGAGGCAGCCCTGATTGCAGAGGAGGCGCACCTGGCCAGCGTCCAGGTGGCCACCAATCGACTGGCCATAGGCGAGACCCCCGTCATCACTGTCACCGACAACCTCGAAGCCGACCCCAAGCACGGCTTCAAGAGCGTGGGCGAGTTTCTGAAGACGGTTCGACAGGCGCAAAACCCCGGATCCAGCATCGACGAGCGACTGCTCGTGGGGTCTTCCCGCGGGGCCGCCGCACCTGCGACCTTTGGCGCTGAGGGCTCGGGTCAGGACGGCGGGTTCCTCGTGCCGCCGCAGTTCGCACAGGAGATCTTCCGCCTGTCGCTCGACGAGGATTCGCTGCTGCCGCTGACCGACAACGTGGAGATCACCGGCAACACCATGGCCTTCCCCAAGGACGAGACCACGCCCTGGGGAAGTAACGGCATCCGGGCTTACTGGCAGGGTGAAGCTGCTTCGGCCGTGACGACCAAACCCGTGCTGGGCTTGGCCACGTTGCGGCTGAAGAAGCTCATGGCGCTTGTGCCGGTCACGGACGAGCTGCTCGACGACACCAACGCCCTGTCGAGCTACTTGCCCGACAAGATCGCCACCTCGATCCGCTGGAAGTCCAACGAGTCCATCTTGTTTGGCTCTGGCTCGGGCGTGCCGGTGGGATGCATGAACGCCACCACCACCGTGACGGTAGCCAAGGAGTCGGGCCAGGCCACACAGACCCTGCAGCCCCAGAACCTGGCCAAGATGATCGCAAGGCTGCCGCCGGGTTCGTTTTCGCGGGCGGTTTGGATCGTCAACAACGATGTGCTGCCCGCCCTCTTCACGCTGACGCTGGGCAACTACCCGATCTATCTGCCTATTGGTGGCACCCCCAGTGGGATGCAGGCCTCACCGTACGGGACGCTCCTGGGGCGCCCGGTGTTTGTATCTCAGCACGCCAACACCTTCAGCTCACAAGGCGATGTGCTGCTGGCTGACCTGTCTTACTACCAGACCATCACCAAGGCCGGCGGCCTGCAGACCGCCACCTCGATGCACCTGTACTTCGACGCCGATCTGACGGCTTTCAGGACCACCTTCCGCATGGATGGGCAGTCCAAGATCGCCGCCCCCATCAGCCCGGCCAAGGGCGCCACGACGCTGTCGCCCTTTGTGCAGCTCGGCGCCCGTTGATTCCCTCATTTCTAGGAGAACACCATGTTTCCCAACGCCAAGGGCAGTGAACTGCTGTCCATTCTTGCCACCATCGATCCGGCCAGTATCTCAGCCGGCACCGTCACCACCGGCTGGGTATCGGCGGGCAACCATCACAACCTGCTGGCGGTGATCCAGACCGGTGCGCTTGGCACATCCGCCACCTTGGACGCCAAGCTGCAGCAGGCTTCTGACAGCACTGGAGCCGGCGCCAAAGACGTCAGCGGCAAGGCGATCGCCCAAATCGTCAAGGCAACCGGTGACAACAAACAGGCACTGATCAACCTTCGACCCGACGAGCTAGACGTGGCCAACGGCTTTGCCTTTGTGCGGCTGTCGCTGACGGTGGGCACAGCCGCGAGTGTGGCCGGCGCGCAGTTGCTGGGTGTCAATTCACGCTATGCCTCGGCTGATGCCTTCAATCAAGCTGCAGTGGTCCAGATCATCTGAACCATGCCGCTGCAGTTGCTGATTCCGCCCGCCGAGGAGCCTGTGTCGCTTGAGCAGGCCAAGCTCCATCTGCGGGTGGATTTCAGCGATGACGATGTCTTGATATCGGCACTCATCTCGGCAGCGCGCCAGGCGGCTGAGACCATCACGGGGCGCCAACTGGTCACTGCGCGCTGGAAGTACGTGCTCGACGCGTTCCCCGGCCCGAGCCTGATGGGGGTGCCCGCTGGACGGCCGTTCACGCTGCCCGGGCACGCCATCCTGATCCCGAAGGCGCCGGTTCAATCGATCGTCTCGATCGACTACCTGGACATGGGCAGCGTGCTGCGCACGATGCCGGCTGCTAACTACGCCGCTGATCTAGCCTGTGAGCCCGCGCGTATCACGCCGGTGTTTGGACAGATCTGGCCGATCACCCTGCCGCAGATCGCGGCCGTTTCGGTCACTTTCGATGCGGGGTACGGGAATGCCAGCGCTGTACCGGAAGGCATCAAGCGATGGATGCTGATCCGCATGGGCAGCCTGTATCAAAACCGGGAGGAAGTGGCCGCGATGAGCCGAGGCAAGATCGATCCGCTGCCGTTCATCGACGGCTTGCTGGATCCCTATCGGATGGTGGTGGCATGACGCTACAGCGCAGCGGCGAGCTCAATCGCCGCATCACGCTGCAGCAGCGAAGCACCTCGCAGGACAGCTTCGGTGAGCCTGGACAAGGTTGGCAGACCCTCATGACGGTGTGGGCCGGTATCGAGTCGCTGTCTGGGCGAGAGCTCGAGCTCGCACAGAAGATTTCCTCCGAGGTCACGCACCGGATCACGATCCGCTACCAGGGCGCTTTTACTGACACCCGCGTGGCGGCAAGACTAAGGGCGCTCTACAAGAACCGAATTTTCAACATCCAGGCCTCACTCAATGAGGACGAGGCCAATGTGCGGATTCATCTTCTGGCCAGTGAAGGCCTCAACGATGGTCAATAGACCGGGAGCGAGGATCAATGGAGCTGCAACACGTCAAGGGACTGTCGGCCCTGTCGGCGGCACTCAGGGAACTTCCCGACCGCATTGCCCGCAACGCATTGCGGCAAAGTGTGGCCCGAGGGGCAGTGGTGATCCGCGAAGAGGCCAAGACTCGCGCGCCGGTCTCCACCACCCCGCCTGAGCCAGGCGGTCCGCTGCCGGGAACGCTGCGCCGGTCCATCATCATCCAGCACGACCGCAAGCGTTCGAGCTTGACCAGCCAGACCTATGTCGTGGCCGTTCGCCATGGCAAAAAGTACCGCAACCAGGGCAAGAAGGGCAACCGCTCACAGGATGCTTACTACTGGCGCTGGGTGGAGTTCGGCACCGTCAAGATGAGTGCGCGCCCCTTCATGCGTCAGGCCTTCGAGACGCAAAAGGAAGCGGCGGTGCAGGAGATCGCCAGGGTGCTGGCCGAGCGTATCAAGCAGGAGGTGCGGACGCTGCCCGGAGCCACCGGGTGATTCAAGAGCAGTTGCAGGCGGTGCTGGCACCGCTGGTGGCGGGCAAGAGCTTTCCTAACCTGGCCGCGCAGGACACAGTTCCGCCTTACATCGTCTACCAGCGTGTTGTCAGCGTCACCCACAACACCCTGCAAGGCGCAACCGACCTGCAGAACACACGGGTGCAGATCGATGTATATGCCAAGTCCTATGCCAGCGCGCAGCAAGTGGCTGCGGCGGTGCGCTCTGCGATGTCGACGGCTAGCTTTACCAACCTGCAGATCTCGGACCAGGACTTCTATGAGGCTGAAGCGCGGCTGCACCGCGTAAGCCTGGACTACTCGATCTGGTCGCGCTGAGCGCCTGACGCCCAGTACGCCCGTTCCCTCTCTTCCGTTCCCTCTTTTCCACTCCCTTTCTCATCCCCGCGCCACCTGTGCTTCGGCCCAGGTGGCTTTCTTTCGTCAACTCAACGGATTAATCATGACTTCCACCGCCATTTCCTCACAAGGCTCAGTCCTGTCGCTGGCCACCGGCTCCGGATCGGCCAAGACCATCAGCGGCGTCACGCTGGGCAACCCCACCATCATCACCGCCACCGGCCACGGCTTCTCAGTGGGTGATGTGATCACGATTGCCAGTGTGGGCGGCGCCACCGCCGTCAACGGTAGCTGGATCATCACCAACAAGACCACCAACACTTTTGCGATCAACCTCGACACCACCGGCGGCTCTGCCTACACCTCTGGTGGCACGGCCACGCCGGTGGCGTGGACCCCGATCGTCAACGTACGCAGCTTCACCGGCTTTGACGGCGCAGCCAACATCATTGACGTCACCAATCTGAGCTCCACCGCTGAAGAAATTCGCCCTGGCATCCCGCGCTTTGGCCAGATCTCCTTTGAGATCGACTGGGACCACGGGGACCCGAGCCACGTGGCCTTGCTCGCCCGCCAGTTGAACCAGGCGCAGAGCGCCTTCAAGCTGGTACTGCCCGACACCCATACCGCCACCTTCAACGGCTACGTGATGAAGGTCCCCATCCAGGGTGGTGTGGACCAAGTCGTGCGCGGCACCGTGGATATGCGCATCACGGGCCCGGTGTCCTGGACCTAAAGGAGTCAGTCAATGGACAAGATCCTCTCCAAGTCCGAGATCCTGGACAGCCATGACATGCGCATCCAGACGGTGGCCGTACCCGAATGGGGCGGCAGCGTGCGCATGCGCTCACTCACCGGCGCAGAGCGTGACACCTTTG